TTAGTCCCGCTTTGGGCTTTGGATTAATTGCCACCGCTAGTTTTGTATCAATCCTTTAAATATTTATTGAAATGAAAAAGACCTTGAAAGCAATCGGACTATTTATTTACTATGTAATCGCCTTAATCCCAATTTTTATTTTGGGTTACATGCTCGGCCTTAAATTAATTTAATCAACACTAACAACACAAAAACAAAAACAAAATGGAAAATTCATTTGCTTACCTGGAATCAATCGGAAAATCAAAAGTTTGGAAGGCATACGCCGATAACTTCGCCAATGAGGATATTTTAGAAGAAGGTTTCAATCCCAATTCAGGATATATTTATATCGCATTGGAAAACGGAATAACAATTGGTAGTTGTGTAGGTCAAGACGTTGAATACATTGTTTTCGATAATGAAACAGAAAACGAATTGATATTGGATAACTACGAAGAACTAGAAACTTATTTGCTGAAACAAAATTAATCCCATAACCCAAAACACTACACGAATATGAAAACTGTATTTAATTCAAACAGTCAATTGGCCCAAACTTTTGCGGCCCAATCCCAAATTTTAGGTCGTACAAAGTCAATGTTTTTTGAACATGAAACGGCCTTTTCTTACGGATATCACTATATCGCCGCAAAGTTTATCACTGCTGATAATGGGGAAAAAATTTGCTTTGTAAATCGCCGTCATTATAGTGTAACGACTGCAAAGCATTGCGGCGAACTTTTGAAAGCGATTCCCTACGGCATTAAGGTGTTTTCTGTTCCTATTCCAAGAAACTTTGGATATTGGCAAATCGGCGAAGTATTAAAGCAAATGAAAGAAGAAGCGGAAAGCTATTTTAAAAAGCAGTTATCAGCCAGGACAAGCGATTTTAACTATTCAATTGGAATGAGGATAGCTGGTGACATCAAAGAAATTTCAGAGCTTTTTTCGCTTTGTGTCCCTAGTTTATGGGACTTTGAATATCAGAAACAAGCTTTTGAAAAGGTGAAATCAATTTGGGATAAAAAGGTTAACTGAAGAAGTTCAATACAGAAACAATGAGGGACTTTTGTCCCTTTTTGTCTTAACCATAAACAAGAAAACAAAATGAATGCACCTTTATTTTCAATCCACTCAATTAAGGCCTTGGAGGCCCGTACATTTTCCGTATTTCGTGCAAATATTGAGAACACTCCCGAAAAATTAGAACTAGCTAAAAAGCTTTTCCCTAGTTCGGATTTTTACTTTGAATTTCATTACACGCCTATTTCTTTAAAGGTAGTTTTTGGGGGTTAATTACCCCCTTTATTTCGCCCTATTTTTAGCCCGTTTAAGACCTTTAAATTTTCGCCTATGTAACACCACTCAAAAAAATATATCTCTTTACTACGGGCCTAAAAATGCCCTCCTTTGCCTTTGTAGGTAGCTAGGTTTCCATGCCATGCCACGACCGACCGACCTACGAATGGGCACGGCCGACCGCGACCCCATAGTGTAAAACATGGCGGATTGACCCATAGTGTAAAACATGGCGGAAAAATAGGGTTAGTGTAAAACAGAATGGAAAGTACCGTAGTGTAAAACAAAACCAGGTTGACCCCATGGTGGAAAACAAAATTTCTCTGGGGTGGTAGTGGAAAACAAAACCATTCAGCACAGAAAATTACCATTAGTGTAAAACAAAAATAATTTTGACAATTCCCTTGCATTTGTTGTGCAGAGTCTTGTACCTTAGCATCACACTAAACAATAACAATCATGTTAAAAGATCACCACTTTATTCTTGAGCAGTCAGGGTTTACCCTGGATCTTGAATCCTTCTCCAACGAAGGCATTGTCCTAGACCTATTCTTTGGCAATGGCAAGTCCCTTACCCTTGAGTTGTACGATGACCTCAACGAGCGGTTTACAGACCACTATCGGGTTGTATGTGCAATCCTAGACCCTTTTATTGTTGAACAACTAGAAGCCAATGTAAGACAATGCTTTACGAAATGATGACTGCTACCGAGTACGGTGTACTACGGGGCTTTACCGAAAAATCTACTAGGGTTCACCAAATTATCCGCTCAGGTGTATGGCCTGAGGAATGGGTGTATCCTCCAAAGAGATTAGGCAATCAATGGGTTTTATTTGTATCAACTAACTGGATTAACAATGGTAGAGGAAAAAATTGAGCAATGGATACTAGAGAACTTTGGGGAAGTACCCCATAGTGAAAAAATAGAGATTCTTAAAACCTTCGAGATGTATTGGGATGAGATTAGTTACCGATACGCAGAAATGAAAACACTAGAAAAATATAAACACTTAAAACGATGACATTGGTATATGTTGTAGCCATAGTTATGGTGGCCTATCTTATAGGATTAGGAATAGGTATAGTGAAAAAGAATAATGAAAAATACGAAGTTATTGATTTTCTTATAGGTTACTCTATTGTAATTATCTTCTCTCTAATTTATTTAATAATTAACTAAACACACACGATGAAAGAACTAATTCTAATTCAATCCGAGCTTAAAGCTCCAAAGAACCAATTTAATGCATTCGGCAAGTATAAGTACCGATCCGTAGAGGATATCCTAGAAGCGGTAAAGCCTTTGCTATTGAAGTACGAATGTACCTTGACTATTGAAGACGAGGTCAAAGAAGTAGGAGGTCTTGTATTCATAGAAGCTACCGCAGCAATCCAGGTAGACAAAGAAGGTAGAACTGAAGGTAGAGCCGTTACTGCCCAGGCAGGGATAGACATCAACCGCAAGGGTATGGATGTGGCTCAGAGTTTTGGTAGTTCCTCCTCGTATGCTCGTAAGTATGCATTGAATGGGCTTTTCCTCATAGATGATACAAAAGACCCTGATTCGACCAACGATCATGGTGGTAAAAAAGAGGAGTTAACTCCATCTCATGTGAAGTGGCAAGGAGCAAAGGATTCTCTAGCCAATGGCAAGGTAACCTTAGAGCAAATTAAGTCGGTTTATATTCTTACATCACAAAACGAAAAACTTCTATTATCATGAACTTTAAATGCAGAGCAAGTGCCCTTGGTCAGTTGATGACTAACGCACGGAGTAAAACAGAATCATTGTCTCAGACAACTAAGAGTTACCTAGAGGATTGGTATAAAGAGCAGATTTACGGAGTAAAGAAGCAGATTAAGAGTAAGTACATCCAGAAGGGATTGGCATTAGAAGATACCGCTATCGAGTTTTACTCGGTAGCTATGAACAAGGACTTTATGATTAAGAACCTTGACCACTTCGAGGATGATTTCTTCACAGGTACTCCCGATTGTTTTCACGATGGTGTAGTCTATGACTTTAAAACCTCGTGGGACTGCTTTACTTTCCCTCTGTTTGACGATACTCCAGACATGGGGTATTACTATCAACTTCAGGTTTATATGCACCTCACAGGCTTAAAAAAGGCTAAGTTGGTTTACACCCTTCAGGATACCCCAGAGTTCTTGACTTACGAAGAACCAGTAAGCTACTCCCATGTGGAAGACAAGTACCGTATCAAGGAGTTTGACATCGAGTATGATCCCCAGGTGATTGAGATGGCCAATGCTAAGGTATTAGAGTGCAGAGAGTATTTAAACGGAATGTCGGTATGAAACAAACAGCAATGGATTGGTTATTTTCTAAGCTATCTGATATAGAAAGAGATAAATTTGAGTGGCAAATAATTTTAAAAGAAGCCAAAGAAATGGAGAAGGAGCAAATGATTGAATTTGCTAATAATTATGGCTTCCATTTTTTTGCTTATGATTATAAAAGAGCAGAAAAATACTACAACGAAACCTACGGAGATAAATGAAAAAGCAGACAGCAGTAGAATGGTTGCATGAGCAACTAACTTCCACATGGTATGATGGAAAGTCTTCCAAGGAAATATTAGAAATAGCTAAGTACAAGGAAAGAGATCAGATTGCAGAAGCCCACAGAGAGGGCGCTTGTTTTTTTGCAGTAAAGACCTATGAGAGCGGACAGAATTACTACGAAGAAACCTACGGAAACAAATGACATCACTGACTCAAGAACAGAAAGACGAGATAGTTAGGCTATATAAGCTTAAAGTAATGAATAAGAATATAGCTACTATAATGAATATTAGTAAGCATCTTGTAAATAATTATATATACAAGGAGTATTTGTTGACCAATGAGAGAGCAAAGAATACTTGCTCTCACATGAAGTCTGCGGATCAGGTACTAGAACTATATAAGAAAGGTATACCATACAAAGAAATTATGTATATGACTGGTGTAAAATACCATCATCTATGTGAAATTCTAAAGCTCACCAAAGAGAGAAGACTCCAAGGCTTATCTATAAAAATAGTCAGACAAATAGAGAATATGGTAGCGGAAAACAGAAGGACTTGCGACATAGCAAAAGAGCTGAATCTAGACTACAACAGAGTCTCACATTGGGTGCGAAAAGCTAAGAAGGAGGGTGTACACTAGTTTACACTAAGTGTACACCTAAGTGTAAACCAAAATCGGCCTCCATTGGCTCCAATCGCAATAAGTGAACACTTTGAACACTTTTTGGCAAAAATGAAAAAAAATAAATTTTCACCTAGTCAAAAAAAATATATTCTAAAAAAAAGTGTAAACTTGTAAACCTAGGGCAAAAAACGGCCTAAAATCTGCGAATCTAGAGAGTATAGGGGGTTTTGGGGGGTTTACACTAGGTGTAAACTAAGTGTAAACTTGTGTACACTTTTTTGCCTAAAAATGCCATTTTTCTATAAACCTTTGTAAAACACGAAAA